AAGCCACCAACGAGGAAGACCAACTTTTCAGCCTCAGCTCCACCAGCCTCAGCCAATCATCAGGTATCACAAGGCTACCATGCCCATCAGTGTATTCTGTCTGAATGGCATCATAATCTTGTTTACCGCTTTCATTTAGCGATGCCACTACCCTCTTGGGCTGTAGCATCTGCGGTGGTGCTTGCAGCAAAAGCTGCTGTGCAGCAGTCTCGATAGCTTGTTTCATTTCCTCGTCCGAATCATCGGCAAAGACATCGTTCTGCTCATCATGCTTCACCTCGTCCAGCGCAAGCCTCATTTCCTTTACAAGGTCACTCATAAGAACTTCCATAAGCAAGAAACCTATTAACTATAAATTATAAACTATAAACTAAAACTCAATCACCATACCCAGTTCCTTAGCCTTCTCCTTCACACTTTCAGGCGATTTCAGTTTCCTTACATCCACCTTGTAGGTCTTCTGGAGATAGTTCTTAGCCTTGGTGATATTCTCGAAGCGAAGGGCGTTATCGTCCTTCATCTGCTCTTCTTCATGTTGCTGCACCTGTTCCTCCTCGGGCAGACTCTCATCCTTGATGCGTCCAGCCTTCGTTAACGGATGCTTTCTGATGCAGTCAGCCACCTGCTTGTTGTCCGTGAGGTAAGAATAAGCATTGTTACTGCACCTCTCAAACTCCACGCTCTTCACAAGTCCGCTAGGCAGAGTCACCACAAAGATGAGCATACTGTTTGCTACAAATCTATACATATCTTTTGTGTTTATGGGTGAAGGGATAGCGAGACCATTTCAGCCTCAACTATCCCCGAGTTTTGATATATGTTAGAAAACTATCAGTTCCCTTTGCGATGATTAAGCAGCCTCCAAAATCTGCTCATCGGTCACACCGTCCTCAGTGAAGGTAGGACGAGATACACGGGCATGGGCATCTGGAAATGTCAGAACCCAACAGCTATACTCCTCCATTACAACACCTGCGGTGTTGCGAATCAGCAAGTCCTTGGCATTAAACTCTCTTCGTGTCCAAGTTCCGAATACATACTTGTCGAGATAACGAGCATCCAAGCAGAAGGCTCTACCGTCCATACCCCAACTGTTGAAGGCATCGTGGCGATAGATGAGAATCTTAGTTCCCATGCTCTCAAACTTCTCGAAGTCGAGCTTCCATCCCTGGTAGTCCTTTTCGGTCTGTGTAATGATACGCTTGTTAGAGCGGAGGTTCGCAAATGCCTGATAAATTAGGTTGTCAACGAAGAGCAACTTGGTACGGCTAGAGTTACCTGCACCCTTCAACATGGATGCAATAAACTGGGTCAACTCCTTCTCGCTAATCACATACTCATATACCTGCTTGGTCTCTTCCTTCGTACCGGAAGAAGTCTCATCAGGTACGGTCACTTTTACGGTTACAGGCACAAGAGTACCATCAGCCTGCTTACGCATCTTTGGCTCCCAGTGTCCAATCTGCAAATCCTTACCTGCTTCCCAGAAGATGCCACCCATGGTATAAACAAGACCTACATCCTTGCCACCATTCGACATAGAGCGATAGCCAAACAGTCCGCTCAGCTCCTGCCCCTGGCGCATATCGTCCATAGCCATCTTCTCCTGGCGTGTGAAGTCCCACTGCACCTGGGTCTTGCTCATACGGTCGATAAGAGACTCCTCCACCTGCATGATGAATCGCTGGCAATACTGGAAGCTCTTGTCTGGCATAGAGTAGTAGCTGCCTGTCTCTACCTCTTTTTCACCTGCGGCTCTACCAAGGCGCATTACCACAGTGCCTACGGCAATATCATCTGGAATGTCACGATTACCACGACTGTTGTTCTTCTTACCGTTCAGTGCATAGCAAGTTGGGTTTCCATCATTATCAACATCAGTAACACGCAACTGCAAAGGAATCAATGTGCTCCGGTCAGTACCATTGTCCTTATAGCCAAGACAGCTATTAATCATCAGGATGTCACCTACACCGAATACCGTAGGGTTCTCCACCTTCAAGGTCACAGAGCCACCATTTGTGGTCTTAGCCAGCTTCTCCGTCAGCTTGGTTTTGATTGGTCGCTGACCGATGGAATAATACTCGATGCGGTTGCTGGTCACAGGAGTCATTCGCTTCGAGGCACGAAGAATCTGGTCGATTGGACAACTCTCCAGCTTCATTTCCACCACAGTAGGGTTCACATGAGCCACATAGTAGTCCCAGTTGCTCATCTTCTCCTGTTGCTCTTGGCTTCCACCCTGCCACTTTGGACCCGTGCCACCTACGCCCGGTCCATCTGTTGGACCTGTAGGACCACCGCCACCTTCACCTACTGGAATATTAGGAGGAGTTTCTGCCATAGCATAAGAGCTGCCACCACTCAGAATCATGACGAAAATCGCCATCATGAATCCAAACCATTTCTTAAACTGTTTCATAATCTACAATTTTTTAAACTATTAATTATTAACTATAAATTCTTAATTGATAAGAGCTACATTCCAACCATCTGGCTATACACCTGTTCGGTTCGGCTCTTCTCCTTTGGAAGAGAAGGAGCACCACCGCCACCATTGATGTTGATGTTCCGCTTGCCACCCTGTCTTCCATCATGTAGCTGCTTCTGTTGGTCGATTTTCTCGTTCTTGCCACGCTTGTAGCCACGTTCCTCGGCATCAGCCACAGCCTTGTCGAAGTCCTTGATTTGGAAGAGACGCAAGAAGTCTGCCTTCTTCAAGCCATACCGGGCAGCACGCCATACGAATCCATCATCATCGTGGTCTTCGCCATCATCGCTGCGCTTATACATCCACTCTATCAAGTCCTTGATAGCCTCGGGCTTAATCTTGGCTTCCTTCATGGCAGCATCCAGCTCCTTATCCTCTTGCTCCATGTTGGCTGCAAGAGTCTCCTTGCCCTTGGCTAGCTTCTCACTGGCTGCAAGCTTTTCCTTCTCGCTAGTCTTCAAGCGTTTCCTAGCCTCCTCGTCACCATTGATGGCTTCGATGTAGTCTTGTCCTAGCTCGTCTATCAAGTAGTCGATAAGGTTGAAGTCGCCACCATCGGCATTTTTCTTTGTAATGAGACCTGTCACCAGCCCAGGCGCATGAGGATTTTCTTTCAGCATATTGTTGAAGTCGTCCATCCTTTTCTTGCTTTGGTCGTACTGGTCGTAATCGGTCGCAATTTGGTTATAAACAGCCTCATCATCGTCCATATTCAGGTCGGGATAACGCTGAGCAAGACGCTCTCTGAAAGAATCTCGCTTTGATTTAACATTCTGATTATCAATCGTTTCTTTTGCCATAAGCGTTCGTTTTTAATATTTGTGTGCTAAATTAAGCAAAATTTCGCATTACTTTGTGATAAGTTCTGCATCTTGATGAATTAATTTTGTTGGCATGAAACATCTAAATTCCATATCCGAAATTTACCTTAAAAGAGACCAGGAAATGTTTCTGCTCTTTCGTAAGGCCAAGAGGATGGTAGAATATCCTACCACCATGGCTAAGATATGCGATTACATCGCCAAGATGCCAGCCTCTTGTTATTATCTCGCTGATAGCACAGCCTATCGGTATGTTTGCAAGCGCATCAAGGGGAAAAAGCCTAAGTTCGGCAAATACCAAGCCATGAAGGAAAAGCTCTTCGAAGCCTTCTATCAGGATTTCTTGCGCCTCCGTCAGATGGAACAATACAAGGAATACAACACCAAGCATCTTGTGTATGTGTGCCTAGACCTCCCTGCGCCCAACATGGGGATGGCTCCTCGCTACATACAGATGAAAATCAACAATTATTTCCGCAATAAGAAAACATCATTCATCACTCGATAAAACTCTCATTCATTATGCGTACATTATATATAACACTCCTCATCGTTCTCCTGATGGCTTTCATCATTCCGCTGCACGCCAATCTTGCTGTGTCGCCATCCTCGCCTCAATACTCCCATTTCGTTTACATGTTCGGTCATGCCAACTTCATCCATTGGGCTGTTAATGCCTGGTGCCTCCTTATGGTGCATCGTCAGTTCCGCTTCCATCGAGTGCTGGCTTCATGGGGTGCATCCGTGGCTCTCTCCTTCCTTTATTATCCGTCCCTCCCGGTCTTGGGCGCATCGGTCATTATCTCCTTCTTCATGGGCTTCACCGCTCCGTGGCTCTACAGGCGAAAACGCTTAGCCTTCTGGCAGATGCTCATCCTCTTAGTGATTGGATGCCTCCTCCCTCACATAGCTGGCATCTATCACCTCATCCTCTTTGCCATCGGATTCATCTATGCCAAGGCAGAAAGATTCATTCGCAAATCTCAAAAACTCAACATTTAACATTCAACATTCCAGACAATGAAGGTACGACCTCAGCAGCAACTGTCCGATAAGAAGCTCAAAGAGATTCTAGAGGAAGATAAGAGAAGGCTCACAAGCCTCCTCGCTACTTATCGTCCCATTACTGGAGAGAATGCCCCTGGTCTTCGCTTCGAGTGTGTCATTGAGGATTTCTTGAAGGGCAAGAAACTTTGGCTTCCTGTTGAAATGTTGAAGGAAAAGAAGTTCTGCGCCATCATCAAGTGCGGTTCTATCTCTGCCTTCTGCGAGAAGTACATGGCAGACCTGGATCAAGAAAAGGCACGCGATGCAGTATTCCGCTATCTCATCCGTCTGCGCTGCAAGCACGATTTTTATTTCTTCGCCTATGCCTATGCCCGAATCAAGAATAAGGATGGTGGCGATGATATACCTTTCCTTCTCAACCATGCACAGATAGGTCTCACCAAGGATTTCGAACGGCAACGCCTTCATGGTGAGCTGCACAGTATCTTGATTATCCTCTTGAAGTGTCGCCAATGGGGTGGTTCTACTGATACCGAGGTTTACATGTTCTGGATTCAGATGTTCTGGAAGACAAACTGGAATAGCAACATCATCGGTCACCAGTCTTCATCTGCTACCCAGGTGTTCGATATGTACGAGAAATTGGCGAATGCCATCCCTACATGGCTCTACTATGAGATTGGAGAGACATTCAAGGAAGACTCTCGCAAACTCCGCACATCAAGCACTCAGAACAATATCAAGTACCTCATCCCTCGCTCCTGCAAGATACAGACTGGTTCGGCTCGTAACCCTGAGTCCTGCCGTTCTGCCGATGCAGCTATGGCTCACATCACCGAGGAAGCCTTTTTCCCTAACACTACAGAGTGGACTCCACAGAAGGTTGTCAATGCAGCAATCTCGCCTATCAATGTTACGAGACCTTACAGCTTCATCGTGCGTGAGTCTACCCCAAATGGGCGTGAAAATGAGTTCCATGATGAATGGGTGCGTGCCAACTCTTTCGACAAGGACGGCAATCGCCTTTCCATCTATACCCCTTACTTCGTTCCATGGTTCGACATCGAGAAGTATATCCTTCCTTTCAAGTCTGAGCAAGAAAAGATTGATTTCGTTCTTTGGCTCTACAAGAATCGTGAGGATGAGCAATATCATGGCTCTTACTTCTGGTGGCTTTGGGAAATCAAGGGTGCAACCCTCGAAGGCATCCATTGGTATGTGAATGAGTGCAAGAAGTATAGCGACTTGGATGGTATGCGCCAAGAGTACCCTTCCGATGATGTGGAAGCCTTCCTGTTCTCTGGCACTACCGTCTTCGACCCTTACAAGTTGAAGGAGATGGAAGAGGACTGCAAGGGCATCGAGCCTATCATGGTGGGCGACATCGAGGGCGATTCCTACGATGCTGCCGATGATGCTTGTATGAACAATATTCGATTTGTGGAGCGTGCTGGTGGACCTCTCAAAGTTTGGGCTGGACCCGATAACTCCGAGATTGTCAAGCACCGTTACGTTGTAGCCTGCGATATTGGTGGTTCACATAAAACCTCCGACTTCTCCGACATCGTGGTGCTCGACCGCTACGATGAAATCTATGGTGGTGTTCCCGAGATTGTAGCCGAATGGCATGGTCACTGCGATGCCGACCAACTCGCCATGCGTTGCGCCCAGATTGCTCATTTCTTTAATGATGCCTTCCTGGTTGTCGAGAACAATACCGCTTACTCTCGTATGAACAACACCGAGGGCAACCAGTCTGAGCTGTTCTTCCCTATCCTCATCCCTCTCTACAGCAACCTGTATAGTGCCTCTCAGTCCAAGTTGAAGAAGGTGAAGAACATAGAGATGAAATGGGGATTCAATACTAACAAGGCTACCAAGGTGGCAGTAGTGAAGACCATGGCACGCATCATCCGAGACGGTGGCTATATGGAGCGAGAACTTGCAGCCATTGATGAATGCACCTACTTCCTCTATTACAAGCAGAACGACTGCTATGGTGCCATTGCTGGCAAGCACGATGACCGTGTGATGGCTAGAGCTATCGCCCTCTACGTGGAGAAGGATATGCCAGCACCTGAAATCGTTCCATTCCGTTCAAAGGCAGAGATAGAGCGTGAACGCCTCCGCAACCGCCCACCTGTAGTAGCCGAGCTGTCAGGCATAGGTGGTGGCAGCTAGCCCTCTCCCTGAGCCACCGTTCCAGGCGATTCTATCGCCTGTCCATATAAGTTAACAATTAAAAGTAAAAAGAAAAATGAAACAAAGTTATTCAAACCTGCTGCGTAAGATGGTCATAACCATCTACCAGCCTATTGTTACTCGTATCGAACTCTTCCGCTCCACTCGTATGTGGCAGAAGGGAGTGAAAGCCACCCTTGCTAAGTACAAGGAAGGTGGTGCGCCTCGCTTCTACATGCTCTACGACCAGTCTCACAAGGATTGGGCTATCATGACCTACGACCCCAACCGCAAGGGTATGCTCGCCTACCGTCGCCTGGTTCAGCTTGGCAAGTGGAAGGCTACACGCTACTTCAAGAACGTTGAAGACATCAAGGCTGCATCTTTCTACTACACGCCATCCAAGTGGGGAGCAATCGGCTGCGATGCCGACAACAAGGTTAGAGCCAAGAAGTTGAAGCAGTGGCAAGACTATTACATGTATCGTGTTTCCGTCCCGATGGAAAAGCTACGCTCCTACAAGAAGAAATATGGTATAGCTTAAGCCCACACAAAACAAAAGGAAGAGAAAGCCATCACGGTCTCCTCTTCCTTATCTTTTTACCTTTAAACTAAAACCTAAAAACAATCTACTAACTAAAAACTTACGAGTTTATTATGATTCTAAGAACTTTCCTTTTATGTGCCCGATGATGGCAAAGTTGCCAAGTCATTTACACCATCGCTTGCATCTTTCAGGTGTGTTGCTGGCGTACCTGCCTGCTGGTGTCCAGCTCCTGCTGTAGGCATTTCGCCATTCGCTTGCTGCTGCGCTTGCATCGCCTGTAGCTTCTCTAGCTGTTCCTTGAAGTACTTCTTCATTCTGCTAGTACCAGGGAATTGTCCTACGGTAAGCATCGTATATGGGTCCATCTTACCGCTAACCATCATCTGCCAAGCCATATCGTTATTAGCATTTCTGATAAGTGGACTATAAGCGTCCAAGTCGATGGAAACATCTAAATCCATATCCCTCATGGTCTCAGGATTGAAATGTGTCTCGAAATCGTCCCCTGTCAGTTTCACGCTATCCGCTGAGGTACAAAACTCTTGTATGAGATACAGCTTCTTCTTGGCGATTCTCACCTTGAAGTTATTGAAGCTCTCCACAAAATCTTGTATTGTGGTAGAAGAACTTTCCCTTTCCAGTTGGTATTGCTTACCGCTAGTGTTGCGATGAACGCCTTGCAGAGCACCCTGCACGCCTGTACCCTCACTTGCCATGGTCTTGGCGAAGTTAACCATGAAGTCAACTCCTGCCGGAATACTCTTGTTGACCAAAGTCTGCGGTGGCTTGCCTCCGTTTTTGGAGTTCCACAAGATGATGCTATCTGTTTTGGTATAATTCACTTGCATTTCATCGATGCTTTGCTTTTCGCTCAGAGCATTCTCATCCACAAGCATCGTACCCTTGGCACCATTCGCTACAATGAAGTTTATCATCATCATATAGTGGTTCAAGGTACGCTGGTTGTTCTCGGCACGCATCGAAAAACTTCTTACCTCGCCATTCAGGCAAGGATATGCCACGAAGGTATATGGCATGATGGAAGTTCTGAAACCGTCTCTCAATACATAATAAGGCGATTCCCTAGCATCCAGCAGATAGCCATTCGGAGTTAGGTATCTTCTGTACCAATAGGTCTCAACCTCATCTTTCATTTCGATGGTCTTAAGCTCTGATGGGTCCACATAATAGATAGGCTCACCGTTCTCATCGAGCACAGGCAGACCGTTCTCGTCCTTCATGATGTTGGCTTCCTCTAGCTTCCGCTTCTTCTCCTCGTAGAAAACTCGTTGGTCAGGAGAGGCATATCCGCTAGTTCCTGCATCCCAGTCATGCACCCAGATGGCTGGTCTAGTCTCCTTCGTCCATATCTCCAATACCCTGTACTTGCCGATTACCGAAGAATGGGTGAAATCGTCTATCCCTGCATACTGCGCTTCACCATTCGGGTGATAAGTCTGCTCTGGAGCGAAATGATGCTGTGTCTGTAGATATATCTCGCTCAGTTTGTCCACCTCAGCCTTGCTTCCATCGGTGAAGGTGGCGATTATCTCTCGCCAAGTCAAATCGTGAGCCTCAGCGATAAATTCTATGTCGCTCAGGTCATACTTGAAGAAAGGTGGCAACGCTATCTTAAAGATGTCCACCATGTAGTCAAAGATGCCATTCTTGCCATCCTTCCTGCCATAGTAGGTTTTCATGCCTACGAAGGCGAAGACACAGAAGGCATAAAACATTCTGGCATCTAGCTCCTGTCGGTCGTTCAAGTTGTCGTTCTGCCGAAGGTATTCATTGAAGAAATTGATATAGTCCTCCTCGTTGGGGTCTACGGCACTGCAAGAGGCTGTACTGCGCTGCTGGCGCACAAGTCCTACGAGAGAAAGCAGCTTGTCACCTATCACATCATATTCCAGTATAGGCATACCCTTCATTTCCATATACTGACGGATGCTTATCTTTCTGCCGTTCCACTCTATCAGTTCTTCCAGCTGTCTGCCCATCACGAAGTCCTGCGCTCGCTTCCACTTCTTTCTCAGCTCTGCGCCATCATAGAAGTATTGGCAAGCCCATTCTATCAGCCGAAGGTTGCTGTCCGTCTGGGCAAACCGCTCCCTGCTCACTCCCTCCAGGGAGTCAGGTCCAGGCTCGGCATAGTTCGAAATATCATTTATAACACGATTATCTGGCATAATTCTTAATTTTTCGCCAAAAATACCGCCTTTTTCTCACTTCTTAGTGATAAGTTGCGCAACTTAACATTACTTTCTCATATTTTCCCCTTATTTTTGTTCCGCAATTCTTTTAAATGTAGAATTTCTAATATATTAGATAGTATGAGTAAATCAATCAATGTTCACGAAGCCTGCGTCATCACCAAGGATGATAAAGGCAACCTCTCCCTGGTAGGCAAGGCGAAAGAAGCCCTCACCACCTTGAAGAAGAATAAGGTTTCCGTCTGCATTCTTCTCTGTGACAACAAGAAGGAGGACGTGGAAAAGTTCCTTAACGACAATAACGTTCCCTTCGCCTCTCTCTACACCAAGGAAGAGACCGATAAGGATGGCAACACAAAGCATGTTGACCCACCAAAGGCAGATGTCACCATCATGCCAAGCTCCAAGGTTATCACCCTTCGAGACGATTGGCAGTGGTGCTTGGATGATATTGCCAGACGCCTTTGGGGAAAGGAAAAGAAGGAGAATCCGAAGAGTGAGCAGCAGCGCATGGACGACAGCATGGCTGATTACATACGCTGGGCAACACCAAAGAAGGCAGAAGCCAACGGACCCGCCCAGATAGGTTAGTCATCGCTCCAACATCTTCAAAATACGATTTTCATTTTTTTACAAAAATATAATTTATTTGGAATTTAGAATTTTACGACTATCAAAAATGGACTCGCTGTGAAGCAAGTCCATTTTCTTTTTCTGAGTATCGAGTAAGCCCTCGTAGCTTTTATCATGCCGGACTACTCCATTCCGTTTAATGTTTCAATCAGCTCCTTTCTGGTCTTGCGAATCTCCACCATTTTGGCGGCATCGTTCTGACCATCCATTTGCTTCTTGGCTTTGTTCATCTTCTTCTTGGCAGCAGAGATAGCCTTTCTCGCTGCAAACAGTCGCTTGTTGATCTTGCTGTTCTTGAAGGCGTTTGCCTTCGCCTTGTCAACATCCTTCAAGCGTAGATACTCATCGTAGGTCTCCATCGTTCCGTTCCATACAGCCTGTATTCTCCAGTCCTCTGTCACATCCTCCGATTTCGCCTTCATCAAGTACTTGTTTTCAGCCTTTTCCATCTCCTTCAAATCATCCTCCCCATTCAGGTAGCTCTGCACCATGTCCAGTGCCTCCTTCTGGGAGAATGCCTTATACTCGCTTTGAGAGAGGAATTTCTTCATCTTCTGGCGCATCTTCTTCTTTTCCGTGATACTCTTAGCCTCATCGAAGCGTTCGCTAGCCACCTGCAATGAAGTAATGCCATCCTTCATTTCTGCACTCTCCAATGCCTTCACGCTACCGATGGCTGCTTTTATCTGCTCCTCTGGGTCAATGCCATTGCGCTCACAGCTCTGGTAGGTCATTACCACGCCCTCCATGTCACCGCTCAGGATGAAGTCCTTGAAGTAGCTCTGAGCCTTCCAAGGAGAGAACCCCTTTGAGGATGGGAAGAAGAAATCCACTGCCTTAAACTCCTTGTTCTCTTGGCTCGGAATCAAGAACGGTGCCCAGTAGAGCGCATCCTTGTAGAGCAGACCGATGGTCTTGCCATACTTTCTCTGTATCTCTTGGTCGGCATGGCTGGCTTGGAAGTCGCTCAGATAGTTTATATCGTCCAAGGTCATTCTCACCATCGGGTTCGCCTTGCCTATCATTCGCTGCACCATAGGACCAGGGAACTCTAGTTCTCCCTTATGGTTGAAGAGATATTCAGGCACCTCTCGGAACTGCTTACCATGTCGGATATACATTTCCGTTCCGTCCGCATATCTGCCCATAAAGATTTTGCTCTGCTGTCCTAGGCTGTTTCCCCTCATCAGATAGTCATACCACTTCATGCCATCAGGATAAGCCAGTTCGTAAGGGCTACGGTAGTTAGGGTTGGTCTTCCTCAACTCCTCAGCCTTCTTGCGCTCCTTCTCCTCGTCCAGGGCACGGAAGGCTGCATTGATACCGTTGGCAATAGCCTCGTAGAACACCATGAAGCCCAACCCATAGCAGAGAAGCGAAGAAATCTGTCTAGCCCTTCTGCCCTCGTCTTCTGGAGTAAGATTCTTATGATAAAGCCTCTTGTAATACTCCTTGAAGTTCTCTAAGGTAGCCTCGTTCCATACAGAGCCATATCCTGTTAGTGCCAAGAAGTGGCGAGTAGTAGAAGCGTTCCAGTCTGGTGAAAGAAGAACTCTTCCGGCATAGCGCAAGGTTCGATGGCTGGCACCAAGTACATCCCAGTGCTGACCTCCAAACATATCGTTTACAAACTGTCCGTCCTCGTCCAAAGCCCGGCTCAGTTCCTCCTCAGTCCATCCCTTCTTCTTGGCACGTTCCTTGGTCTTGTCTGCCCTCATCCGGTAGGTAGCAAGTTTCAGTCCGTCATGGAGGAAATCCCACAAGGCTCTATCCATGCCCTTGTTGATGAGCGAAAGCATCTGCGTTGCCACCTTCAATGGCATAGTAGCCAAAGCCACCGTTCCGGAAATTCCATTTCCGTCCTTCAACTTCTCCTGTACCTTCATCATGCTGTCACGGAAGTTGTCGAACATGTTCTGCACATCCGCTGCTGCATAGTCGTTGGTCGCTCCAAACTTCACCAAGTGGGTTGCAGCCTCTTGGAAGTCCTGCGGATTGGCGAAGCATGGCAACTGATGATTCTTCATCGTATCAGCAAAAATGTACTTCATAAAGTTGGCAAGAGCCTTCTTGGGTCCATACTCTACCATGTTCTGCACCATATAGACCTCGGTCAGTGCTCCTGCATGGAATCCACTGAAGCCAAGCTCCAACTTCTTCATGCTCGAAGCCGTGGTGTCGAAGAACTTCCAGAAAGGCGAAGACTGATAGGTTTCGAACACGACTCCGAATCTATCTCCTGCACTTGCCTCCGAGTAGAGCACCTTATCCTTGCCAGTGATAGGGTTCTTCACCTTCATCTGCTTAGGCGATACATTATATACCCATACAGGACCCACACCAGGAATCTCGAAGTATTTGTATTGCTCCAAGTTGAAAGGTGCAACCGAAGAAAGCAGTGGGTCAGAAGAAATAATCTCTCCATCCTCGTTGCGCTCGATTACGTTCAGTCCGCTCACCTCTTGGAGCATCGTCTTGTTAGCCCAAGCCTCGATATTGCTTCTACTGTAGTAAGCCATCATCTTGGTGATGTCGGTAGTCTTTGGCACAAGTCCTACGCTGATACCCTCCATCAGGGTGCTGATGGTTCTCGGCTTCTCGTTAGGGCTTTTTGTGCGCTGTCTGTTCTCCACATACATCGCATAAGCCTGCTTGTCGCTCTTCTCCTTATCCCAGATATGGTTTACATAGTCAACATTATACCCGGTGTCCTCTCTTAAGGTGCGATTATCCTTCAACCAGTCGTAGGTATAGTTATACCAGTCTCTGATAGAATCAAGGGTAGCCTTCATTTCAGGAGAGAGATTCTTGTAATCGATACCCTCAGGCACTATCTGCTGCATCACCAGTGGCAATACATGCTCGCTAAGAATGTCCGTTCCGTCAATAGGAACAAAACCTTCCTCACCCCGATGATTGGCATTGATAGCCTGTGCCATCTTGCTAGCCACCTCACCCACGGCCTGCGGTTCATCATATACTTCCACCTCCTTGCCATCTTTCAGCTCGGTATGCTTCTTCCCAGTCTCAGCAATCAAGTCTGCAACGAAAGGCTGGATAGCCTCAACATCAGCTGGCTGGATATGAATATGTCCCTTATCAAAAGCACCAGTAGCGTTCAAGTCGTGCGCTAGGTCACGCAATCTTCTAGGTGCCTCTATTATATAAGGTATAGCCTCAGCTAGCTTTTCAGCCTTGTTTGGCTTGCCTTGGTAGTCGGAAAGCAACTTATCGAAAGCACCGCTCTCAGCCATCTTCTCGATGCTGTTCTTCACATCATTGATATAGATGGCATCGTCTGCGCTAGCCTCCTCCATATTCTTTCTACGATGGATAACCGCATGTTTCACGGTGGTTGCAGCTCCCTCCTTGCTCACATCGGTACTAGTCACCTCTGCCAAGTCCTGCATCACTTCCTGCTCTAAGGCATCAGCCTCTGGATTGGTCTCGGCTGGGTATATCTTGCCCTCGTACAAGTCAAGGTCGGCTTGTTGCTGCTCGTTCAGTTCGTGTCTAGTCAGCCAGTCCTCATACTTCTGTCTAGCCTCGTCCTGCTTCTGCTTCTCGAAGGCGAACATATCAGCCATAGGGTTCTCCTTGATAAGGCGTTCCCATTCCTTCTTGCCCTCGGCATCCTTATCGAAGTCATAGAACATAGGTGGCTCTGGGTCTTCCTTATCCTCTCGGGCTTCCTTCCATCGCTTCCATTCCATCACTCGCTTCATGTATTGGATGGCACTCTCGCCCTTCTTCTGTCTCGGCTTGCCCTTGCCAGCACCATCAGCTAGCGCATCCTTGATTTCGGCATTGCTAGCCTGTGCCATCATAGCCTCCTGCTTCTCCTTCGGCATATTGTCCCAAACGTGAAGAGCCTTACCAGCCTTCATCAGGTAATATCTCAAATCCTTGTCATTGAGAAGTGCCGGCACTCGAACACCCAGTTTCTTAAGCACCTTGATGAGATAATGCTTTATCTTAGTCCACAGAGAAAAGTCCTCAGCTGTAGTTGGACCCTCCTCTGCAAGATGTGCGATATACTCCTGCGTGCCGATATTGATGCGGTCAGGATTGTTCCAACCTGGATCATACTGATGAGCGAAGTCGAGAATCTGGCCCCTCGTCTTCTTATCTACAGACTTATATACGAAGTCCGCAAACTTTCTCACACCCTGCTCACCACCAAGCAGCACTTCCATACCCTCATGTCCTATCTTCTCATGGAAGACGGTTCTCTGAGCCTCATCGGCATCAGTACAGTTAGGCAGATACACATGCACGCTATGAGTCTCCGGGTCGTACCATCCCTTGGCTCCCTGCTCCACCTCTGAGCGATATTCCTCAGGCACATCATCCAAAGAAGAATAAACAGTAGCCTCAGCACCACCCAGCTTATTGGCTGTATTCACCACCGAATCAGCAACTTTTCCCATATTTTCTATAGAAATACCTTCGGAATTACCCAAAACATCACCAAAATTGTGCTTCAAAAGCAAATTTTCTTCTGGAAATTGATTGTTTTCAAAAGAATTTATTACCTTTGCAATGCGTTTGAGGGAAAGACCAACCGAGTGCACGTTGGATGCATTGTTCGTCAGCCACTCAGACGCTTTTTTCGTATCTGCCCATCGGCAAAGATTCTTATCCAGTCCCAATCCATTTGGATTTTTACTGTCAAACCAGTTAGCAATTCTCACACTACTATCCTTACCATAAAGGCTGATAATACTGTTCACCTCTGCATAATTGCGTCCTCTGAGTTTACGAAGACCAAGAACAGCAATAATGGAATGTCCCTTACCATCCTTCAACTCTGTAAGAATAACCTTACGTCCATCCTCATACTCACTATCGAATATAGCTACCGGGCGTTGAATGGCTACCGGAAGATTCTTCACAGAGTTCAAATCAAATGGATGATTACTCTTGTAGTCTTTGCTCGACTTTACTTCAAGAGTTCTGCTAGAAAGTTCAATAGGCAAATCTTCGATTCCTGCGAACTTCAAGGCAGAGCTAGGCTTACCCAACTGATAATTGTAGCCCTTAGGCAAAGTTCCTGCTATCTGCTTATCTAAGGCTTCGTTGAAATCATTGTTTATCTTTCTTTGTCCTCTGACAAAAGGAGCACTATCAGCAAAGCTCATCTTCACATTAGCCTTCTTACCATACACCTTGGAATAATGCACACCATCATTCTCGCCTCCTACGATTCTGCCTCTGTTATCGGTTTCAACAAACGGCACACCTCGCTTCTCCAACTCTTTTCTAAGACTTGGAGTAACCACATTCGAAGGCATGGTGATATTCTTGCCCTTGAACATATCATTAACAATAACATCAGCCACCTCGCTATCAGGTACGATACGCACAGGCTTATCCCAACGAGAAAGCACCACTTTGCGTTTGCCTGTCAGCTGTCCTTGGATGATACCAGCCTTCCACTCTACTTCACCCACGGCATCCTTGGCTTTATCAGCCTTGTAGCCACTGGTCAGCTCGCTCTTTGGAACCTCAACCTCCACGGTTACGATATTAGGGCGATTCTGAGCCTCGCTAAACTGGTCATTCAGTGGAGTGCGAGAAGTATGAAGATAAGGATTGTAAGCAGCCTTAAGCGATTTACCATTACCCTTGTTGAGGGTAAACATACCCTTATCATCTGCAAGCTCTGGTCGCTCATCTGCCTGCTCCCACTTGCCGAGTTCGATAGGTTGCACAAACTTGCCCTTCACCTTTGCAGCCATCGGTGGATAGAGTTTTCCATCTTCGCCTACCTGCATGGCACGATAAACCTTCACCGTATCTTCCTTATCCAGCTTCTTGATGGTCTCAGGGTCTTTCACGATGCTATAGCTAGCATCATTACCATTCATCACAATCTGCTCGTCACGGTTCACGTCCTCAGTTTCAGATGCCAAGGAGTTTCTGCGCTCCTCGTCCGTCATACCCAAACGCTTCTCCACATTTCTCGATTCTACCTCACCTGCCAACTTTAGGTATTCTTTGTAAGAATCAAAGTCAAAAAGTGTACTTTCATTCAGGCGAAAACGTTTGATAGTATCATCCATACTTCTATCAGCATAGCCACGTGCAAAGTAATTGAAACCCTTAATACGTGTCTCTTTATCTGGAAGTTCATCAGACATATCTAAATCCTTATATTCCTCAACAAGGGCTTTTTCTACCTCCGATTGATTATACTCACCTCCCATTTCCTTGGCCTTTTCTTCCAATTCATGAGCATAAGCACGTGCCTTCCACTCGTCTTGCGCTTCCTTAAATTCTTTTTCCATTTGTTCAGGTGACCCACCTTTGCCAAAGCCCTCTATATACTGGATAGCATGCTGAATCTCGTGATTCAAAATACTATTCATATATTTCAGCTCATCAGCATGAATGGTAATCGTGTTGGTCTTGGCATTATAATCACCATTTGAAGGCATATCGTTCATAATGGCATCCGTATCAATACGCACATCCTTCAACTGAGGATAAGCCTCAAAGAGTTCAGGCGCATCAATGACATTAGTAAGTTTACCATCATTCCAAAGCATATCGTCATCAAAACGCTTAACAATATTACCACCGCCAATATCCTTCATATCCTTAATCTTAGCATCCGGCATTTCATATCTCCACTTGCCATCAGCTCCACGTTCCCATCCGGTAGCCAGCTTGATAGCCTTGGCATCCTTCTTGCCTCGCTCCATCTTCTCTGCCACCTTCAAGTTATCCATGCGATAGGTCTTTTCTTCAGCCTTGTCAGCCTCAGCCGCACCCTTCTCACCACCAAACATAAAGCGAATATCGCTCTTGCGAGAATTGAAACGCTTAGAAGGAGGAATAACGTCACCCTCATCATCATAGGTAACAAGGTCGTTCAACTTTCTATTATTCTTGGCATTCTTGTATTTATACTCCTTGCCATCATCAAAGCCAAACTCGTTTGCGTCATTACCATCCCACCACAGTTGAGTAGCCGGAACTTCGTCTTCAATGATACGATATTTGCCATCCAGTCGGTTCGTTCCGTGCATTTCGGCATATTTCTTAGAAGGAGTAACCCAGTCACCATTACGCAACTTTCCTTCTTTCACAGAAGTTGGAACAGCACGATAAACCTTTACCTTAACATCCTTCTCGCCATTCTTAATGGCATCAATAGCCGTATTGATGGCTTTTACAGATTCCAAACCATGAGGAGTGTTCTGAGAATAACGCTCAGGGTGAGAGAAGTAATCATCCGGCTGAGGAGTGTACCCCAAAGCCATATCCTCCAGGTTTACATCTGAGCCACTGGATTCCCAATCGTCACGTCTCGCCTTGTCGCTTTCATATCCAGGGTTTCCCGGTGCAGCCCATGCACCTACGCCCTGATATGCGCTTTCGGTATCGTCATATCCCTTACGTCTGGCAGCCTCATCAAGCATTTCCCTGGCTGTAGCATCATCACCCTTAGCAAGAGCATCCATATACTGCTTGTCAAGTTTATCATCAGGAATCAAAGAAAGTTCCTCCAAGTGCTTTTTGCGCTTGGCTTCCTCTTCCTCTGCTCTCTTTCTAGCAGCTTCCATAGCATTACGCTCTGCTTCAACCTGCTTTATTCGTTCCTCAATCATTGCATCAACGTCACCAAAGTTCTCCTTCAAGGCTTCATTTACAGGTTTGGTGTACTTAAGTAGCTCCTTGAAAGAGGAAATCTTATCTTCATTTGCCTGCAACAGATGGCGTTTGATATTGGCTCTGGCACGTGCAGCCTCAGCAGTAGACCCCTTCTTAATAGCATTGGCATACATTGCCACATCAGCCTCATCAACCCCAAATTGCTGAGATACAGCTTTTATTTTATCCTCCACAGATAAATTTCCACCATTTTCCTTGGTGATTTCAAAGGAATTGCGTATCTTTGCATCGCTATGAGGATTCAGGACGCTATCCTTTCCGCTTGGGTTATTTGCGGATGGAGTTAATGCCGAACCTTGATTCTCGCCCAAGGAATTAGAATCGCCTCTGAAACGATTCCATAGCATTTTTGATTCCGTTAATTCTTTCAACAATTTTGAAGGCTCTATTTGATGGGCACTGATTGAAACTTCATCCTCGCCTTGCTTTACGGTAATTGATTCAAAGTTCAGAATCTTTGTTCCGTCTACTTTCTTGAAAGACTTTACAAACAGATACTTGGTCTGTCTTTCTGCACCTTCTTTAGGAGCAGGCTTCTCTAAGATAACATCTGGACGCTCCAAGGTAGGTTTCAATAGACCAAATCGTTTGATTCTGTCTTCTCTACCAGCCTTTTTATATTGGTTTTCACCTAACTTGATGCTACCTATTGGTGTATTGACACGACCATCCTTGCCGAAATCCTGTAACCAGTTATCCTCTGTATGTTCGAGGATTCTTTCAGGCTCGGCATTATCAGCCATCTGTTGGCGTAAAGACACAGCTTCGTCCTTGGTCATTTGACCTTTCAGCACAGTACGTGGGTCCACTCCTTGCGCCAAGTCTCTCAGCACAAGGTTACGAATATCCTCCAAGGTCATTTTCTTGATGTCCTCAGGCTTCCACTTCGTAAATGTATCAAGAGTCCAATACCAGAACTTCTTCAACCACTCCTTCAACTTATTGATAACACTCAGTTCCTTGGCTGTATCAAGCGGATTCTCCTTGATAGCATCCTTAGCCATCTGTTCAAGTATTGCTTCACCCTCGTCACCTGTCAGACGAGCAAAAGCCTCATCACAAAGTTTCTCCTCGCTCAGATGGCTATAGTTAGGGTCGCTCTGTAAGTTCTTGAACCATTCCGTCTGCTTGATGAGATTATCACCATGCTCAATTAGTTCAGGATTCTTAGCCTTTGCAGCAGTACGCCAGATATGCTGATACTCATGGATAGGCGTGTTAGGATTCAGATGTTCCTGGTTCAGCACAATCTGCTTGCCATCAGTGTAGCCATAAACCACACTCTTACCCTGAGCAAACTTAGTATTACCAGATATGTTGGCATTGTTCTCATCGAATATCACATAGTTGTAATCGCCTTCCTCTGCACCGCCATGAATCATACCAGCAGGGTACTTAATGCCGACAAAACCAATTTCACCCAAAGCCCTTGATGCTAATTCTGCACCATACGAAGGTCTTTCACGGTTAAAGAAATCCTCCAAAGCATGATACAATGCTTCACCTTTTAATGTAGGAAGTTTCTGCATACCATTCTCTGGCGATTCAAGTTTCATTTGAAGGATACGCTCTATCCTATCATCATTATATCTCGCTCCACCATCATTAAAATACTCGTTTTCACTGAAACCGTTGTGGGTTATTTCCCAAAGTCTATACCATTTTTCCAATGGAAAATTCTGAGATTCGTTCCATCCAAGATAGTTGCTGCCATTATCATCAGGAATATCCACATCATATCGATATGCTCTATTACTTGGTATAGCTATGCTATCATCGTCCTTTGCAAGAATTTCGTTTAGTTCTTGCAGATAATCTGTATCAGGGAATTTTCCTATAACATCTTTCAAATCTTTACGTGCATTCTCCAAGCCCTTTGCCACATCTTGATGCTTATACATATAATGTCTCAGCATATCCTGTGCCTCGTTTGACATACTTTGTGGATTTACAAATTCAAAGCCAAATATTGCCTTCTTATCCTTAGCTCTCTGTGCATAATCTGTGCCTATCTCCTTAGAGTTCGTAACATACACACCATGTCCGAACGTCTCGCTTCCTTCGCCCTCCAAGGCATGAGATAAATCGAACTTGTCAAAGCTAGCACCGCTACCATGATAGGTACGCATGAAGCTGATTCTTGGCTCTGCAACAGTTTTCAGTTGGTTCTCCAAATCTTGCAACTTAGCTTCCAACTCTCTTCGCTTAGAACTATACTCTAGCATAGCCGTTTGTCTAGTTTTCATCCAGACATCATCAGGAATTTCATTTTCCGAACTCAGCCCATGCTCATCCATATATTGTTTCATCAGCTGATTTTGGTAGGCAATGCGCTCGTTACCTGCTGCATCAAGCTTGGCATGAGTTTCCTTAATCTGCTTCTTCAAATCAGAAATTTTCTCTCTGTTTCTGTCAATCTTATAAGGGTCAAACTCGCTAGGCACTCTACCCACCACGTTCTTCACCTGCTCCTCGAAAGGCTTATTGAGGTCAAAAGCCTTGTAGTTGCCGATTCTCCAAGCGTTGGTATAGTACTTACGCCACTGCTCAGCCAAAGCCTTCTTTTGGAAGTACTCTGGCATCTGGTTAGGGTTATCCATGTTGACGATGGCATACTGCGCATACTTATCTGGACGATGCTCAGTTGCCCAATCGTATGCAGCCTTAGCAGCCTTCTTCTGCTCAGGTGTCTTGATGTTGAAACGAAGGTGTGGGTCGTTCATCAGCATAGAGATTGCAAGATTATCCTGCGCCTCAGCCACCTTCTCCATCTCCTCGTTGCTTATCACCTTCACCGGAATGCCAGCCTTCTTTAGCATGGTCGATACAGCATCAAACGCTACCTTCTGCGCCTCCGTCATTTCAGATGGCTTCACCTCCTTCACATCACGGTCAAAAGATGCAAGAGGCACTAACTTATGTACGCCTACAGCAGTAAGATACCCCCTAGCGTTAAAGCGAGGATTCAACTCATAAGCACATACATTGTCCTTATCTACCCAAGAAACACCCTGGCGATACTTCTTTGTACCAAACCATTTCTTTTCGCTTGGATAGAGTTTATCCCCATTGATGTTAGAAGAAAGCATAGTATATCCATACTCAGGCTTGTCTTCTCTATCTTGGTGGAAATTAAGCAAACGCTCTGCAAACTTCTGCATCTTAGGCTTATCTTCCTCCGAAGGATGCACATCATTCTCGTATGTATATTCCATATCTGAAATAAAGTCCTGATGAGCACCTTTCTTAATCATTGCATAGTCCGCAAATGGCTTAGTCTTGCGGTCGGAAGACTCTAACCACTTATCGAAGGTAGCCTTAGGCACAGCAGTAACCTTACCAAGTCCCTTCCAGCCTTTGGAATAGTTGGCAAGATAAGCCTCTGTAGCAGCCTCCTCAGAAGGATAGCCATACATCACCTTATGCTCGTCAAACTCACCAGTCTCTGGGTTCACTTGGTCAACAACATAAACGTTACCATCAAAAGAATCAAGGTCAGCAGCATCATTGATGAACATGTCGATATGGTCACCATCCACGCCAATCTTGCCCAAGATGTAGCCATAGGTGTCGTGCATAGTCACGCTCCAAGGCTTGCCCTGCTCGTCCTTACCGCTACGTGTTGCGCCCTTCGGTGTCTCTACAGTAAAGTCATAGCCACCAAATGACAAATGTCCCTTCTTATAGTTACCTGCCTTCTTCTGAGCCTCAGAAGGGTTAGACTCAGTCTCGGCAATGGCATTCTTTAAACGTTCTCCGAAGGATGCTTCTTGCGGTAGATGTGAGCCTCGAACAACTGAGCCTTCGCCACGTTCCAAGCTGCTAGTCTCTTGTCGCCCTGTGCGTCCGCTATCAGTGCCTTCTCCAGTCTCGGACTGAGAAGATGCTTCTCTGCCACTAATTTCTTCGCCTTGGCGATTTCCTTCATCAACTCCTCTCCGTGAAGAGTCGCTACCCAGGCCACCGCCTCCTCCATATCCTTCTTCATTGCTTCTGTCATCATAATCTGCTATTTCTGGTAAAATTGATTTAACATATTCTTTATACTCACGCTCACGTTCCTCAGCCTCCAGCATACGGTCGTATTCCATGCCTTCGATGGCGTTAAGTTCGCTTTCAGAAGGCAAAGATAATGTTTTATCTTGAATATACGAATTATATTCTTCGATTTCTGCCTGTCTTTCGATGATTTCACGCTCTTTCTGGGCTTCATACCATTCTTCCTCTGCCGAAAGTTCCTCCTCAGCAGCAGCGATACGGTTCATAAGTGCCACGTTACGCATATCCTTCACGTTGTCGTAGGACTTGAACATATCCAGCAAGGTGTTTCTCACATCTTGGTCGGTATATCCCATATCCTGCAAGTTTACAGGAAGGTCATTGAATACTCTCACGGCAAATTCATTAACCGACATACCGGTTCCTTTCTTGGCAAGGAGATAATTGAATTTATTAGAATCATACCGCTTGCCAATACCAAACTTGAAATTACTCTTGCCCAACTCATATTGAAGAGATTCCGGATTCAAGCTATGTGGACTCAAAGATTCAGATACAGCCTCTTCCAAAGTCTGAGGCGTTAAGTCCATAACATCAACAGAGGCATCCTTGTATATCTCTTTGATTGCTCCAAGGTCATTCTTCTTGAAGGCATCAGCCACAAGAACCTTGCGCTGCTCAGAAGGAGTCAATTCTTCCATCGCCTTGGCTCTCTCCTCCTTATTCTCTGCTCTATATAGAGTATTGAGCAACTTATCCTGTGCCTTCAAATCCTTTGCCGATGCAGAGAGATTAGCCTGTCTAGCCTCCAACTGTGCCTTGGTAGTGTTCAATTCCTTCAACTGGTCAGCCGAATAATCAATGTCATCATTCATATATTGCTCCAGGGCTTCATTAATATCATCTATCTGTGGCTGCACCTCGTCATTCTGAATATGATAGATGCGCTTGCGCTCAGAGGCAATATAGTTGCTAGCCTCATCCATGGAAGGATATTGCTTCTTCAATTCTTTATTGTCTAGCACAGCCACCTCACGCTCATCAGCAGATGTAATTGCGTTCTCGTCCACACCTGCCTTCTCGATTTCAGCCTTGCGCTCATTCTTCAAGGTTCTAGCCTCCTCTGGAGTCATAACCTCCTTGCGGATAGCATTCCAGTTCTTATAACGAGTTTCAAGGTCGGCAATCTGCTCATTAACAAGTGCCAAGTCGTTCTCCACCTTCTGAGCCTTCTCTGGGTCCAAGTCGGCATTGAGAGATAGCCAGTCCTCATATTCAGATGCAGCCTTTCTCTTGTTATCCAACTGTTCCTTGATGTCAGAACGGCTACCACTGATAAGGTTCATCAGTTTACCATGGTCATTGCCAAATTGCTCCTGTAGATACTCAGCTGCCACCTTTGGCTCTGTGTCCTTAGAGGAATAATCAGGCTGTCCCATGCCCAAACCTACGATACCTTCATTATATCGTTGCTTCTTATCTGCCTCAGCCTTGGCTGCATCATCGTTGGCACGCTGTGCATCCTCGGCATCCAGCTCTGCACCAATAGAGGCATCGAGGGCGTTCTGTCGCCAAGTATTAAACTCGTCCTTGGTCAGTGCGATATTGTCCTTTCCATCAGAAAGCACAATCTTGCCATCCTCGCTATATCCTGCAAAGGTCATTTGCATAGGTTCCTCACCTGCTTCCATGGCAACCTCCACGGTGTCGCTAGGCTTCAACCCACTGCCATCATACTGGGCAAAGAACTGCTGTTGTCTCGCATTCTTCTGCTCAGTTACCTGCTGATTGATGTAATCATCCATAGGAACTGGCGTACCCACTTCCTTGATTTCGGCACTAGAAACCTGCTTGATGGCAGGATTTCCATCCTCATCAGGCACAACCACGAAGCCACCACCATACTCATTGGCTTTCTTCAAGAATACCTGTTGACCTGTAGTAAGGGTAGCTGGAACGATATTTCCGTCTTCCGTCTGATAAGTCCAAAGAAGCTCCTTCAAGGCATCACCATAGCCATCATCAGCATGTTGCAGAGCATCATAAACGCCTTTCTTGGCATCCTGTGCCTCCACATACTTACGCACGGCATCCTGTTGTGCTGGAGTCATTGAGTTGGCACGCTGAGCCACAAACTGCTCCATGCCCTTTCCTTCCTCGTATGCCTTCACCACCACATCCATCATAGCCTCATTATCGGCAAAAGCACGCTTCAATCTAGCCTTCGACACATCATCGTTATGGTCAATCGCTTTCAAACCCTCAACATCCCCATTCTGGTAGGCATTCTGTCCCATCACATAGGCATTAGACTTACTTTCATTGGAAGCGGAAGGGCTGGCACCGTTCTCCATCAAAGGTGTACCCTCCACATTTGAAGGCGTTTCACCCCCAACTGGAGGCGTTGGCGGTTCTGTTGGTGGAACATCAGAAGAAACAGAAGCATCTACAGGCTTTTCCGCTGTAGCCTCAGCATTCTCAGCCGAAGCACCACCTTCTTGTGTGGCACCAGGCAGTTCACGCTGTCCCTCAATCAAGTTTTGATTCATCTGTTCCTTTGCATCGTTCATTTCTCGTTTCAGCACGATGTCGTTATAGAGCTGCTTCTGGTATTCCTCCACAAGTTTCTGCTGTTCGGCAGTGCGAGACTTGCCATCACCCTCTAGAGCCTTGCGAAGCGTACCATGCTCCACACCTTGCGAATCCTCGAAGGTGCGCACATACTCCTTCATGATAGGGCTATTCTCGAAAGCACTATCATAGAAGTGGCGATAACTGTTCACCATCTGCTGCTCTTGCTCGGTCAGTTCCATGCCCTTCTGCTGTTTCTGCATGATGTCACCGATGGCACTGGCATTCTGATGAAGATAGATTGCAGCCTTATCCTCGTCATTCAGTTGCTCACCCGCGGCATACCTATCCCTAGCTTGCTCATATACAGTGTTCAGTCTGTCCTGCAAGGCATCGGTATGGTAAGCCTTTTCATACTCAGAAGTGATATTCAGCGACTTCTCGAAGTCTAGCTTCTTCTCTGCCTTCTGAGCCTCTTCAAGCGAAGAATACTCTTTGCGGTCGATGATGCCACCATCCTTATTCAAGGTTTCGAGATATACTTTGCCATCATTATCCATTGGCTGCACGATGATAGAGTCGATAACTGGCGAGAAGGAAGAAGGGCGTTTTCCTTCCACCACAGCCATCATCTTTGCCTTCAATACCTCTGGCACGCTCTTATCGTTCATCAGGTTCATGTACTTATCAGTGAGTTGCCCCATCATCTGCACACCTTCACCCTCTGCACGATAACCATTGATGCCCAACTTCTCGAAGGCATCACGCAAATCATCATAGCCGAATCTCTTCAACTCGGCAATATCTCGGTCGTTGAAGTCAAACTTGCGGTTAAACTCCTTGGCATCCTTGAATCGGGCATACTTGCCCACCATACCAGGAAAACCGATGGAAACAAGATTAGCCATACTCTCCAAAGCACTCTCGGCAAAGTCCTTACCTGTAGGTTTGAAATTAGGGTCGTGTGCCATACGCTCCAACATCTGCTGACCTGTCATAATGCTAGAGTCCACCACCTTACCACCTACATCTGCAAGAACATTGGTAGCCAAGCCTCTGCCCTTGCCTACCATATTGGCGATTGTACCACCTTGCATAATGGCACCTACGGCACTCTGCTTAGCCACCTCTCCCAAAGTATTGGCAAGAATCTTGCCCACTGAAGGATTGTAAACCTTGCCATTCTCATCTAACTGGCCAGTACGATAAATTTCATCAATAGGCTTGGAGATAGCCGACTGTCCACCGAAGGTTACTGCACCATGAGCAGCACCTGTCTTCAACGCCATTCCCTTACTCTTACCAATGAGAACCTTGGCTGCACGCTCTGCCATCTTGGCTTCCATGCCCTTAGCCATCAAGTCGCTAGCCAGTCTCCCTTCTGCCTTGGCAAGCATACTCTTTGTTACCTTGCCACCTGCGGCACCAGGAAGCCAATAACTCCAAGCATCCCCTGCAAAGGTCAACGCCCCACTGCCTACACGCTCCCAGAAGCCAGGCTGATATTGTTGATTGGCAATATCCTCCAACCAGTTCTGATAGTCGGTCTGTACCAACTTTCGTGTTATCTTGCCCACTATGGTATTACCCAAGCCTGTATTCATGATATACTCTGAACTACCCTTTGGTATCATATTCTTCACCTCCAACTGATTGAGCTGAGCCTTCAACACTTCATCAATCATCGGCTTAAACTGCTTAGGGTTTCCGCTCAGAGTTCCATTCATGCCATATCGCTGCATCACCTTGAAGGCTGCATTGCTCATATCGTTCAGAAACTGAGGATTCTTGTAAAGACCATTAAACTTCTTCTGCAATGCACTGAGAGTTTTCTGAGGGTCTTTGGCTTGATTAGCCTCATACTGAGAAGCGATAGCAGTACCAAGGCGAAGACTGGCTGGAATATTCTGACTTCCTTCCATACCTTCGTTGAATGCCTTGCTACCTTCTTCCTGAGCCTTGTTATACTCTTCCACTACAGATGGGTTCACATACTTGCTAATAACATCTGAAAGCGCATCATTGATGTCTTGGTTCATCAGTCTGTCCTGTACATGCTCATCGTGAGAATAGAGGCGAGTAGCGATGCCTTCAGCGATGTTTCGATAGTTCTGCCCATACTTCTGCACAAGGCTTTCAACCATGGCTGGCTTCAAGTAGTAAGCCACATAATCATCATAGCTTATACCCATAGCCGAAGCCTCCTGCTTCAACTTATCTTGCACATCATGGCTATACCATTGAGCCTCGATATTCTTTTCGGCATCCTGTACTGTATCATCTGCCAAAGCAGAAACAACCTTGTTGGTCACTTCAAGAGCCGAACGGTTAGCGTATCTGTTCTGCGCATTACGAGTAGCTTCAAGAGCCTCTTCAGGATTCATACCATCGGCTTCAAGGTCAGCCACGAAGTTCTCAAAATAGTTGCCTTCCTTATCTGGTCGCTTCTTCCAATCTTCAAGATAGTTAGCAAACTTGGCATCCATCAAAGTATTGTCATTCACTACGCTAGGGATAGAAGGAGCTGGCTCCTGCTTCTGTTCTTGGCTAGCATTCCCCTGTGCGGTCTGCTGCACCTGCTGATTATTGTCTTGTGGCTGCTGCATCGGCTGTGCTTGCTGCTCATTACCACCAAGAAGCATACTGGTAATCATGCCACCCATTTTCTGCTCCCTGCCGATATTACCTGCATCCACCTTCGGCATCATGCCGAGTGCTTGCCAAATCAAGCTAGGCTTCTTTAGCTCGCCTCGCTGATACTCATCATTCAGCTGTGCCAAGTCCTTGAAGTTGCCCGGCTTGTTGTCAGGAGAGTTGAAAGCATCAAGTACCTCCTGAGGATATTGAGACTGTTCTGTTCCCTGAGAAGATGAAGAAGGAGAAGGCTTCTTGCCTACCTCGTTGATAGGGGTAGCGTTTCCACTGGTATCATACCAAATGTAACCTTGCTTACGATATTCTCCCACATCCTCGATAGGCACATCCACCTTCTGCTTCTTATCGTCAAACATGGTGATATAGCCACCCTCGAAGTCCTTGGCGAAGTTATCCATGCCTCGCTGCTGAACAACCTCGTCTGGGATGTCATACTCGTTGTTGTCCTTATCCCATACGTGATAAGTCAACTTAGATTTGTTGTCTTTGTCTGCCATATATTATGTTATTTTCTTATATACTTTGAATAATCTACCTTTGTGCTCGAAGTTCCCTTGGCTGGTTTTCCACCATAAGGGCGAACGGTTCGTTTCTTTCCCTCCTTAGCCATCTTAGCCCTAGCATAAGCGGATGCCTGTTGGCGATTGTACTTGTTAGCCCAAGTTCCACCTCTTCCATCAGTATTGCCACCGATATTCATACCATTGTGTGTAGCCCATTCATTCACATGCTTCTTGAAAACAGGGTCGTTCACATAGTTGGTATTGAAATCGTCCGCTTCCTTATCGGCTTGGTTGCCTCGGTTTGCCTTCTCGGCCTCAGCGTTAATCTTCCTTACTTGTGCTTTCTTCACAGTCACACCTGCGTTATGGTCGGCTGCTCCTGCATTGGCGTTGTTTGCTTGGGCGGTAAGCAAGTTACTCTTCTTTCCTCTCAGTTCGTCTTCCGTCTTGGTCTTGGCGGTAGAAAGACCAGCTGCTGCATTAGAAGCAGCTTGCCTTGCCTGTTCGGTCTTCACCTTTTCAGGTGTCAAAGCATCCTCCTGTGCCTTCTGCGAACCACGATAAGCAGCAAGGGCATCATTAGCCTTGGCTGCTGCCTCTGCTTGCATCTGTGCTTGCTTGTTGGCTCTATCCTTCCAGATATTCGCCATCATCTGGTCATATCCTTTCTGACGAAGGGCATCAGTGCCTTCCCTCAGCTTTCGTTGGCGTTCCGTCAATGCCTGGGCTGATTCTACCTTCTGCTCAGGAGCACCGATAGCTGTGCCGAAGAAGTTGCCGATATGTTGGAAGAGGTTGCCTAACTGTTCCCATTTGGCTTGCCTCTCGGCTTTCTTCTGCAAAGCAGCATTGGCTGCTACAGTCTTATCCACATCACCAAGAGATTGAAGCCATGGCATAAAAGAAGCCCAATCGCCATTGCCATTCTTCTCGAAGTCCCTCATGATGTCATAAGGCTTCATCTGCTGCAAGAGAGGATTCTGCTCTATATCGGCATAAGGTTTGCTCCAATCAATCGAAATACCTTGGTTTGGAGTTACCTCGGTTACTTCCTCGGTTGGTTGCTGAGTGAAGGATGGCTGATTACCAACCACCAATCCATTTGTATCTATTGGAGCTGTTGCAGTTGTAGAAGTAGCTTGTGCTGCTGCACTATCCCCACTTGGCTGTGTCGGTGTCTGCACAGAAGAAGTAACAGGCTCAGATGGTGCTGACTGCCCATCATCATTGGATGGAAAATCGGTTATAGGTGTCACAGCCGTAGCTGGACGCTTTGGAGTTAAATCGTCACTCATAAATCCCATATCTACCTCCTTTCCTTACCACGGCAAACTGCTTGCAGCACTAGCCAAACCACCAGCTGCACCTCGAATGGCTTGCGACTGAGCCAAACCCTTTTCCTTCTTGGCAGTAGCAATGTAGTTGGTCATTTGGTCTATCTGAGAATCTGCGGTTTTCCATACATTCTCTTTCTGTTGGGCACCTTGCACAGCAGCTTGTTGCATCATGTTGCCCACTTGCTCATTGGCTGCTTGCTTACTCAGAGCCACAGCTTCATCACTACCACCACTCACGATGTTGGTATTCTTGGCTTTCTGCGTGGCATTATCCAGCACCTTCTGGGCGTTGGTCACTGCCACCTGGTTCTCGGCTGTCTGTGTCGGGTCCTGATAATAAAGATTATCTCGGTGGTCCTTCACCTGCTGCATACGATTCTCAAAGGTCTTGATGTATTCGTTGTATGCAGCATTTTGTTTTTTGGCTGCTAGAGCACCACCTACAGCTGATACTCCTAAGCCAGCAATACTTCCTATAAGTCCCATAAAATTCGAATTTAATGTTTAAACAGTGCTAAAGTAATGCGTTTTTCTCGCCTATCTGTGATAAGTTGCGCAACTTGAACAACAAGTTTCGTTATTTTTCACTATATTTGCACCCGAAAACTATCAGTAAACAATAAAATTCTATAGAATATGGCAACAAAGAAAGATAATAGCAATGAGCCGAAACCAAAGCGAAAGAAGACTGGTGGACGCAAGGCTGGCACGGCAAACAAGATAACAAAAACGGTACGTGAAAGCCTCAGCGATGCCATCACTGGCTATTTTAACGGCATCAATGAAAAAGGCTACTCTCTCGCCAATGACCTCATGCAGATAGAAGAACCTGCCGGACGCTTGGCTATAGTAGCAAAGTTCCTCCCATACGTTGCTCCAAAGCTTCAATCCATATCATTCAACAATGATGAGCATCGAAGCCTGTCCGTTGAAGAGTCCTTCATGGAGCTGGAAGAGAAATTTGAGAAACAGGAGACCACCATCAACATCAAGAATCTTAAGATTGTTAATAATGGCTAAATACAAAAAATGGGTAGCCTTCTCTAAAATTTCTGCTACTTTAGAGAAGACTACCCTAGGGTATGAAATTGACTGAATCTGTCAAATATTAAGTTTTATTGGCACAATTTTAAGATATATTAGCTACTTTTTATCCCTCATGCGCTCAAAATACTTCGTCTGGTCTTTGGTGATATTCTTCACCTTAATCTGTATAGTACAGTTCTTAGGCACTGTATCATTGATATTATCCATCAGTTGCTGGATAATATCATCCGTGTTCAGGTAGCCCATGCCTTCCACATGGCCAACCACCTCACCCATGAAGTAGGCATCAGCACTGAGTTCAAATGTTTCCTCCACCTTTTCAAAAACAGGCGCATGATACTCCTGTATTCGTCTGCTTGGGTCATTTGTAAAGAAAATCTTCTCCACCACCTTCTCATTCAGTTCCCAGGCTCTGGAGAAATCAGGCTTCACATAGCCCATGGTAATCTTGTGAGTACTGATGTGATTCATCGCAAAACCTATCTCTTCATAATTGGCACCAATATCATTTTGAGCTATTGTAGCCCAAGTATGGCGAAAAGTATAAGGTGTTATCTTCAATTCACTATCCTTCAATGTATTCACACAGAATTTCTTTAGGAATAGGCACAAATTACCGTCCATCGACCTGCTGCAACCATAGCTTTTGTGAAAATTAAACAGATAAGGGTCTTCTTTATCTGAGAAATACTTCATCATGGTAGGTATGAGCATATCTGGTACTTTCATTTCTATATAAGCTTCATCAGCTCTAACCGTTCGTGTCTTCTGTCGCTTGTAATGCAAAATACCATCGTAATAGTCAACCTTCTTCATTTCATACAGGTCAGCCACATTGATTCCGGCAAGACACAATACCATCTTGCACACATCCACAGCCAAGCATTCCGTCTTAGAAGAAGGAATCACAGAAAAAATCCTTCTGCAATCCTCCATCAAGATAGCACGCTTTTTGGGAATAGCATGCTTATGATACTCTACTTTAGTCCAAGGATTCACTTTTATCCTTACGATGTCGTTATCATAATCATTATATTTAGCCACACCTACCTTGAACATCTTTTTTAGGAACTGAGGATAGTAAGATTTCTTTGCCTTGGAATCCTTCATACTATCTATCCATCCTTGCACAAGTTTGGTGTTCAATTCACTAAACATTACCTTCTCAGAACCACAATATCTTTCTATACTATTCAGGGTATTGCGATAATTTACAAGAGACTGAGGTTTCAATGTTTCAGACAACTCATCAATATATTCTCTTGCAAAGTCTGAGAAACACACATCTGCATCGTTCTGTTCTAGATAGTCCCTAACCTGTTCAGCACTCCAAGAACGGATGTCTAGCTTATTAAGCTTGAACATCCATTCTTCAATAATTTGGTTCAGTGGATTTAGCACAAAAGAATCCTTCACATCATGAGAACCCTTCACGATGCCTTTCTGTCCCACCATCTTGTTCGTCTTAATATAAAGCGACCTACGATTATGAGTCATTCGAATGTACACTTGGTAAAAACCATCTGACCTCTGATGCTGAACAACAATTTTAAATGTAGCCATAGTTATTTTATTTTCAAAGCTATTTCAAAACAAACGCTCTCATTTGTCACGTTTAACGTGTCAAACGTTTCTAAAACACTATACTTCTGACTATCTAGAAATCAGTCATTTACGCTAACTCCTCAAATATCAGATAATTACGAAAATATGATTTCTAATTTCCAAACCAGATTCATAATCTAAATATATGTTCATAGTTTAAGTCCATGTGCTTACCGATACTGG